TGGGAGTAGTGAGGTCTGGAGGCTAGAGGTCGAGGGTGTGGAGGTCGTGGGGTTAACCGCGCGATGTTACACCTCAACACCGCGCGCTTAACTCTCAGACGTCTCTAGTAGCTAGGAGTTGGTGGGGGGTAGTCTGAGAAACACCCGTATAGGGATAGGTATAGAGGCTTGGCTAGGGCTAGGTATAGGGACAGTTTAGGAATAGGCGTAGCGCGGGGGCAGGAGGTACGAAACGCTGCCGGGTAACGGGCATAACGATTATGCTTGATCTATGCCTGCTACTGCTTTATAATGCTACCTAATGGGCATCCTGCCCGTCATGGAGTCTGAAAATGCCAAAGGATCACCGCACGATACGAAACACCCCGGTTAATGAAATACAAGACATTCTTGCTGCCGCCAAAGCAAAGAAAGGGGCTGAGGTGTATGTCTTTATGAAATGTCCTGTGTGTGAGAAGGAATACGGGCAAAATCGCAAGTGGCAGAAGTTCTGTTCAGTGGAATGCCGTGATGGCTGGCATAGGTTTATACGAACAGGACAGTTACCTATGCCATTACCGGAACTTTAGCTCCGCTCCGCAGAACGAAAAAACCCACGAAGTTTCCCTCGTGGGTTCTTGTGTTGCGTAGTAGTTTACAGCTCGACCAATGCGCCCTCGGTTTCTGCCGCTTTCACCCTTGCACGTTCAGCCTGAATGGCGGTCAGTTCGGCACGGACTCTAGAGTCTTTCCGAACTGCTGTGCGTTTGTCCTTGTCCGCCGCTTTCAGCTTTTCAAGGGCGGCTTCCACGGTGATGTTCTTTCCCGCTTTGCCCATTGCCAAGCTGTAAGCTTCTGCAAGTAGGCCAAGACCCGCTTCGAGTTCACCTCGCGGCGAAGTCCAATTGCCCGCTTTCAGGTTTTCAATCCACGCAAGCAACGCTTCTTTTTCGGTTGCAGCACCACCTTTGTTCTCGCCGTTGCGAACGGTGTTAGTAGTATTACCGGCGAGCGTAACGCCACCGAATGCTGCCAAGCCGCGCATAACTGGGTCGGGAATGTCTTTAAACATGAGGTTTAAGTCAAAGTTCTCCGCCAAACTCTTGTATCCAAACCCATACGCGTCTAGCCACGAGTCTTGAGGCTTGCCAGTTTCGTCAAGAACGCTTCGCTCGGAAACTTTCTTCTTTTTCGAAACGACTTCGACCTCAGTTTCGTCGCTGGCGGTATCGCCTTCCGAAGGAGCGGCATAGACAGCAGTGTGCATATAGTTCCTCATTGTGTTTACCTTTTCAATTAGCGAGTCGCGCGGCAAACCCGCTTGACTAGGACAGTATGCCTTAGCATTGTGGCAAAATAAAGGCAAGATGTGTGGTGAGCTGTTATTCTTTACGCAATAATATTGCTCTGCGCGGTGCGGTGCGGTGCTGTCCTGCCCGGTGGGGGGTACCCCATACGCGAAGGTGGGCCTCGTATTACATAGACACCCCCGCGGAATTTAGAAGTGCAGGAATGAAACGCCCGGTTAACGCTTAGCAGGAGTGGCCTTGGCCTTCGGCCATACCTATGCTATACTACGCGCAAAGGAGACTGCCGTGCCTAATGTTTCGTTCAATCCACACCGTACCAAGCAACTTGCTCGCTCGGCGGAGTACGTGGTGCATCCCTCGCCGGCTGCCACCGCGTCGCATATGGGAATGCCCCACACTATAGCGACACGCAATGGTCGTATGCGGTTCCGTTTTTGGTACGACGCAATCATTGATTGGATGCTTGTTAACACCGACAAGCCTCTCAAGGATTGCGGGAAAGCTATAGGCCGCAGCGAACACACCATTTATTGTATCGTGTCGAGCGATATCTTTAAGCATCGCTATGCGCAGCGACGGCAGGAATACAACGAGCGGCTTTCCGCAAACATCGGCGATGCTGCCAGCGGGGTAGCACTCGCGGCATTGAACGAAATCAAATCTCGTATCGACGACAATCCCGCAAAGATTCCCACCGTGGTGTTGAATGATATTGCGAACAAAGCTCTCGAGCGGATGGGATATGGCGTAGCTCCGGTCGCGCCGCTGGTGCAGATCAACAACGACCAAAGGTCGATTGCGGTTTCGGCAAACGCGCTGTTGGAGGCGAAAGCGTCTATGCGTGAGGTCCACGAAGCAAACACCCGCATCGTTAGTGTGGAAGAGCCTTCGCGTATCTCCCGCCGCGAGGAGCCTGACCTAGAAGATATACTATAACAGAAAGGAAGAAACTTATGACAACGAAAATATCAGTCAGCGTGAACGGGAACTACAAGATACCCGTCAAGCAAGGTGCGGTCGTAACATGGGTTTCCGGTCGTGGCAACGAAGGTCCAAAGATCATGGACTACTCCCCACACAGCCACGGTGACGGAACTGTGTTCACAATTGGACCGGAAGAACCGGATAATGGTTAGATAGGTCTATGACTAACTACAGCGCACCACGCTTCGCGGCGGCTCCACTACCCATGCCGCCGCGATACCGCTTCCGTCCTGTCGGTGACGTCCGCAGCGCGACTTTCGTGTCGAAATCACCACTCCGTTCTATCAAGAATCCCGGCTCACACACCGCTGCACAGAAGGCAGGCAAGCGCTTCGAAAAGAAACTTCTCTCTCGTCTAGACTCCACAGACGACTATCAAGTCCTGAAAGCTCCGTGGATACAGTACGAAGTTAGCGAAGCTGGTCCCCGCTGGTGCCAGCCTGACGCGTTGATTAGTCGAAAGACCGATGTGTTGATTGTAGAAGCGAAGCTGACCCACACGGCGGATGCGTATTGGCAGCTGCGTCAGTTATATGAGCCTATTGTGAAGTGGATATTCCCGAAAGCTGTTGTGCATCTCGTCGAAGTCACACGCAGCTTTGATCCCGCCGTGAGGATGCCGGAAGAGATGGTTCTGTTTTTCGATTTAGTTGAACTACTGAAAGCGCTTCCCGCAACAGCGAAGCCGGAGGTTTATGTGCTGCAATGGAAACTTTAAATAATCTACCCCCCGATCTGCCGCCCATCGAAGATACTCCGGAACACTTCGAAGATATCTCGCTCGAGGATGCTGTGCAGCTTGGCGCGGTTGATTCGCAATTCTTTTATCGAACCTTCTTTCCAAAGACCTTCCGCCAGCCCTCGCCGCCGATGCATAGACGGATTGATTTAGTGCTGGATTCACCTCAACATAGATTCATTAACTTACAATGTTTTCGTGGCTCGGGAAAGACTACCAAGCTGCGTGCCTTCGCTGCCCGGCGGATTGCTTATCGCATGTCGCGAACGATCCTCGTCATAGGTGGATCGGAGCCTGCCGCGTCGCGTTCCATCCAATGGATGCGTGGACAAATCGAACGGAACCGTTTGTTTCGCGACACGTTTGGATTGCGGCCAGGAAAGAAGTGGCATGAAACGGAAATTGAAATCGTATCCGACATTGACGGTTCTGTTACATGGGTTCTTGGTGTGGGGATTTCGTCTAACATTCGTGGTATTAACTTCGACGATTATCGTCCTGATCTTATTATTGGCGATGATCTCTTGACTGACGAGAACATTCTCACAAAAGAGTCCCGCGATAAAACAACCGATCTCATTATGGGCGCAATTGCTGATTCGCTAGCACCGCGAAGCGAAGAGCCGAATACCAAGTTAGCTCTCCTACAAACACCGCTTCACCACGACGACGCTTCGATGGTTATGTCGCGAAGTGCTATGTGGCATACTGAAAGATTTCCTTGTTGGACACCGGAGACCGAAAAACTTTCACCTCACCAGCAAGTATCTTCCTGGCCTGAGCGGTTTCCTACAGAAGAATTGCAACAAAAGAAAAGCGCCATGTTCGCTATGGGGAAAGGAACTGTGTTCCTTCGTGAATGGGAGGTGCGTATTGTATCGTCCGAAACAGCGGCATTCAAACCTGACCTTCTTCAATACTACACCGACGTACCGCTTCGCGGTACTACGGTTCTGTCGATCGACCCGGTTCCGCCGCCGAGCGATCGGGAGATCGCGAAAAACCTCGCTGGTAAAGACTGGGAAGCTATGGTCGTCCAAACCCGTTCGGGCGGAAACTACTATCTGCGGCACTATGAACTAATGCAAGGTCACGATCCGTCTTGGACGCTGGCGAAAGCCTTCGAGCTTGCGACTAAATATCAAGTTTCTTACATCGCGGTGGATGCAATTGCGTACCAAGCGGTGCTGAAGTGGTTGCTGGAAACTGAGATGAAACGGCGGGGACAGTATTTCGTAGTAATTGCTGACAAGGGTGCAGGGAAGAAATCAAAGTATCAAAAAATCGTCGATGCTATTGGGTCGTTGTTGCAATACAAGAAGTACTTTATACGTAAGGACCAACTGGAGTTCCTCGATATGCTGACGGCTTACCCGGCGGTGCCACATGAAGATTTGCTTGATGCGGTGGCTATAGGACTCCGAGCGCTTATCAATCCTCATGTTGAGTTAGGTGAAGGCGAGTATACTGAGCAAATCGACGAGTCGATGTTCGAGTCATTACCGCTGAAGATAAGTAGGAGATGTCCATAATGCCTTCGCTCACCTTAGCTATCCCGAACGGGTCAGAACTCGAGAAAACAATCAAAAAGGAACTCGACTTTCGTATCAAGATGGGCGAGAAAGCCGTTACCGAGCAGCACAAAAAATGGCGGCAAGCCGAGGAAACAGTTCTCGCCTACGTATCAACGAATGAGTTAGATGCCATTCGTTCCACAAAGCGCGATCAAGGTCTACCAGCATATACCACTATTAAGATTCCCTATACATATGCGCTTCTGATGAGTGCTCACACTTATTGGACGAGCGTCTTTTTTGCACGGACACCGGTCCACCAGTATAGCGGTCGCCACGGCGAGACCGAACAGCAGACCCAAGCACTCGAGGCGTTGGTGGGTTACCAGATCGAAACCGGCGGAGCTATGGGTCCGTATTATATCTGGTTGTATGATGCTGGTAAGTACGGTATCGGCGTACTTGGGACGTATTGGGATAAGGAAATTTTCCGCTTTACCACCATCGATGGTGTGCCGGGTCCCGATGGTAAAGTGCAAAAGGTGCAAACGACGAAGGAAACTGTCGGCTTCGAAGGAAACCGCTGCTATAATGTGTCTCCCTTTGATTTCTATCCCGACCCACGGGTTACTGTAGGGCAATTTCAAAAGGGTGAGTTTTGTTTCGTGCGGAAGAGGATTTCCTGGAACGATATCATTCGCCGCAAGACACAAGGTTATTATACGAATATTGAACGAATCAAAACCTCACTCGGCACGTCAGATGCTTCGACGGACCAGTACAGCGCACTAATCCGTCCGGATGTGTCGTCTATTCGCGGAGATTCTGATGAGCGGCACCCTTCGGTGGTGGATGCGTATGAGTTTTATATCGAACTAATACCTTCGGATTGGGAGCTCGGTACGAGTACCTTCCCGGAGAAGTGGGTTATTACAATTTCGCGCGACCTTTCGATAGTGCTTGGCTGCCAGCCGCTTGGCTTAATCCACAACCAATTTCCTTTTGATGTGATGGAGATTGAGATCGAAGCTTATGGACAGTACAACCGCGGTATTCCTGAAATCATGGAAGGTTTGCAGAACACTACCGATTGGTTGGTGAATGTACATTTCTTCAACACTCGCGCAGTCCTCAATAATCTCTTTATTGCTGATCCTACGAAACTCGTCATGAAAGACTTCGAGATGAGTGAACCCGGCGGATTTATTCGGATGAAACCTGAAGCGTATGGACAAGATATTGATACTTTTTTCAAACAAATTCCTATTCAAGACATCACGCAGCAGAACTTTACCGATCTGGCACTCATTCAAAACATCGGCGAAAAGACCCTTGGGGTGAATGACCAAATCATGGGTGCGCTTAGCGGGGCGGGGCGCAAGACCGCAACTGAGGTTCGTACATCCACCGGGTTCGGCGTGAACCGCCTCAAAACCATCACTGAGTATTTGTCGGCGACGGCGTTTGCTTCGCACAGTCAGAAGCTAGTGATGAACTCTCAACAGTACTTCACGGCGGAGAAGAAGTTTCGCATTGTTGGTGATTTAGCGATGGAAGCTGGAGAGAAGTTCCTCATGGTTCAACCTGGAATGATTGAGGGCTTTTTTGATTTTGTACCTGTTGATGGGGTTCTTCCTATTGATCGCATAGCACAGGCAAATTTGTGGAAAGAAATCCTTATGAACGTTGGTCGTGTGCCGCAGATTGCTATGGCGTATGATCTATCCCGCATTTTTGCATGGATGGCGAGCATTGCGGGGTTGAAGAATATCAATAAGTTCAAAATCCAAGTCCTTCCGCCGGGTGCAGCTCAGCCGCCGGGTACTACGGCGATTGCCGCGCCGCCGCTTGGTATGCCGAATGGTGCAATGCCGGCTTCTGCTCCACAAGACACAGGATTGATGATGTGATGACACCTCAAGAACAAACCGAAGCTGATGAGAGAGAATTCATTCGTCGCAAGACGCTCTTCGAACCGCTAGTGGCAAGCGCTGCTTGGAAGGAACTCGAGGGAATTCTTCTCGCACAGCACACCGGGCAGCTTCAACGGCTATTAGCTCCACCGAGCTTAACCGACGGAGCCGTTGCGATAGATGGCCTGGCGCAGGTGATGTCGAGTGAGTATCGTAAAGGGGTGGTTTTTGGAATCCAGCTTACTTTAAAGACTCCTCATGCTACTATAGCTTCAGCGAATGAAATTATATCTGCCCGTCAAGAGAAGGAAAAAACAAATGCCAGACCAAGCACCTCCCGCCCCGCCAGCGTCGACGACGACGGAAACCGCCTCCCCGACACCGCCCGCGTCACCGACCTCAGTGGCGGGGAGTGACGTTGGAAAGACTTCTTCTGGTTTGCCTACCTATGGTGAAGTGCCTAACGATCCGATCGTTGGTGGTTTTGAGGGTATGGGCGAAGATTTTGTAGATGAAAATACGCAGCTTCCTTCAGCTACGCCTCCGGCGCAGCCTGCGGTAGCGGCGAAATCGCCAGCTCCAGCAGCGGTGCCTTCGGCAGCGGCTCCTGTGACAGCTCCCGCCCCGGCGGCTCCTGTCGTGGAAGCTCCGAAGGAACCCGTTACAGCGGAGCTGCCTGCGTCAACGGAAGCTCAGCCGGTGACTGCGGAAGCGATTCTTGCGGCAATTACGAAGAACAGTCCGGCCTTTATTGAGGCTTTGGCTCCTACGTTTGCTGTATCTGATGAGCTAGCACTGGAACTTGAAGCGGATTACGCGAAAGCAGTTCCTAAATTACTCGCAAATGTTTACATGCAATCAACGGCGACGGCGGTGGATTATATTCAAAAGCTGGTGCCCGCGATGATTGAAAGACATTTGCATCAATCCAACATCGCGAGAGCGACAGAGGAAGAGTTTTTTGGGAAATTCAAATCGCTAAACCGCAAAGCTCATGGTGCTGATATCGTTACGTTAGGCAAAGCGTTTACTTCAGCAAATCCAAAAATCACACGCGAGCAGTTGTTCGATCTAGTCGGGGCTGCCGTGATGGTGAAGCATGGAATTGTGCCCGGAGCCGCAGCGCCTTCAACGGTGCAAGCGCCGACAGGATTCGTTCCTGCAAGCAATTCTGCACCTGTAGTTGTATCTTCTACTCCTGTCGATAACCTGTTTGAAGGACTCGGTCGGGAGTATGAGTCGTAAGTGGGCGCAGCCCGCTAGAAAGATAATATTATGTCTGGTATTGCTGGACTCCGTGGAACCGGAGATTGGGGTGCGGACGAGCGGCCTAAAGATTTCCGCGAGTCTATCTTGTTTTTTAACCCAAACGGAACGGCGGCGATTTTCGGTCTGACATCCAAAGCAGGAAAGAAGACTGTGAAAGACCCGGAATTTTCTTGGTGGAATGAAACACAAAACTTAGTTCGTCTTCAGGTGAGCGGTGCTCTTGCAGCGGGCGATACGACGGTTACTGTTAGCTCGCTCGATCCAACGGCAACTGCCCTCGGGCGGTTGTACGGAACGGCGACACATTTGAAGCCAGGTGATGTGCTTCTGGTGGAGCCGCTGGTTGATGCTTTGGTGTTCAACCATGAACTTGTTCAGGTGACAGCGGTTCTGTCGGATACGCAGTTTACTGTCTCACGTGGTGCGGGTGGTACGACTCCTGCGGGAGTTGCTGATCTTCAGTATATGCTATTGATGAACTCGGCATTTGCTGAAGGTACTGGTGCGCCTCCGGCGGTATCGCGAAATCCGATCAAGTTCAACAACCTTACGCAAATCTTTAAAGATACGTATGAGTTGACTGGAACAGCCGATCACACAGTGGCGAGAACTGGTGATCCTTGGTCGAATGACAAAAAGCGCAAGATGTTCGACCATTCACGTGCTATTGAGTTGTCGATTCTGTTCGGGCGGAAGTTCGAAGGTATCGGTGATAACGGCAAACCGAAGAGGTTTATGGGAGGACTTCGTGAGTTTATCCCCCAAGCCACTCCGGCAAATGGCGGGCGGACGACTATCTTTGCTGCGCCGGTTACGCCGAGTAGCTTCCTCGATGCAGTCTCTCCGATGTGGGATTTTGATTCCGAAGCGGGCGATACGCGAATTGCAATGGGCGGAAACCAAGCCATTCTAGAGTTGAATAAGGTCTTCCAAAATGCAACCAATGCAAAGATGGAGCTTGGCTCGGTCGTCAAAATCTACGGGCTGGATATGCGAGAGTTTGTGCTGCCGCGTGGAAGGTTGCTGTGGTATAGTCATCCTCTGCTGAGTCAGCATCCGTTGTACAAGAAGTCGATGTTTGCACTTGACTTTTCGTCCATCAAATATGTTGCTCTGCAAGGGCGTGATACGAAGAGCTTTGATGATGTCCAGACGAAGGATGAAGATGTTCGGCGTGGGTTTGTCCAGACGGAATGTTCGTTGATGGTGGACCGCGGCGGATTGACTCAGGCGTATTTGGGCAACATCTCAGCTACCTAGCGCATCGTTGAGGACGGAGGGAATGGTTCCTCCGTTCTCGTAACCCTAGCGACTAAAGGAAAAGAAAATGTCTAGTCATAATGATATCGATGGTGTGACGATTCGGAATTGCACCTTTGCGGAAGGTAATAAATTTCTGCAAAACGTACAGATTCTCGGCGGTACAATTACTCTTGCGTCGAATGCTGCATCGATGCAGTTCTTGGATGCAAACGGTGCGGTGAGGACGGTGAACTTGCCTTCGAATTCACTGAAGGGAAAGTACATCAAAATCTTCAACCCGGCAGGTGCTGCTTTTGGGCTTACGGTGAAGGACAATACAAGCACGACGACCGTAGCTACTGTGGCGCAAGGCAAAGCGGCAGAGTTTTGGTGCAACGGTGACGGCACAGTCAATGCGTGGAAGGTCTTTGCTGGAGCGTAATCCGGAATGATGCGGTGTAACCGGGCGGTGTTAACTGCTAACCTCGCCCGGTTTACAACAGATGTCCGATCAACAGGAAACCTTTAATGTTACGTTCCGTCGCAATTTCACGAATACAGCAAGGTCTAGGCTTCCGCTCTGATTTGGTTGCGGTGATAATCAATGCTTTGCAAGAAGCGCAGCGTGAGCTGGAAGGAGGACAAACCCTTCCATGGTTCCTTTTGAAAGAGGACGAGGTCTTCTCTGCGACGGTTGCAAACGGCGGTGCCGTGCCGTTGCCGGTGGATTTTTTGAAGTTCCACAAAGATGAAGAACCACATTTTATTTCGACCGACAACGGGAAGCGGTATCTAACAGCGAAGCCTTATGTGGAAGCTGATATGTTTTATGCCTTCACCGACGCCGGTGGACCGCAAGCCTATACATTGCGGAAGGATACGGTACAGTTCTGGCCTGTTCCAAATGCAACGTTTGATGTGATTGCGAGCTATTATGCGCGTGGCGTACCGCTCGATGGTGATGTTACGAATGCGTGGTTGCTTGGATGTCCTGATTTGTTGATTGCACGAGCAGGTCTTGCCGTGGCGATTGATTTAGAGAATGAAACCGCTACGAAGAAATTTGCTGCAATGTTTACTCAATGGCAAGGTTGGTTGGTGAAGGAAATGGCTGATCGCGAAGAGCATTATATGATGCGGGCGATGGGAAGGAGACATTAGATGGTTGGGCGGAAAAGGAGACATTAGATGGCCGTTGAAGTTGCTACTTATGTGTCAGATCTTTCGTTATCCGACCCGCCAGGAACGGATTTGCGCAAGCAGGGTGACGATCATCTACGCTTGATTAAAGCTGTGTTACAAGCGAGTTTTCCAAACGCAACGAAGCCGTTCTATATTCCCGGCTATATAGCTAAGACGACGACGTATGCCGCGCTTGCGTCAGATCAGAATAAAATAATCGGCGGTGCTACTGCTGGAGGTGGATGGACGCTTACGCTTCCTACATTGGCGGTTAGTTTGGCGGGGTGGGCGATCACTGTTATCAAAACCGACGCGTCGCCAAATTTGCTCACTATTGTTCCTGCTATAGGTACAATCAACGGTGCTGCTTCGCTTATTCTAGATGCTGCATATGAGTTTGTGGAAATTATGTGGAACGGAACGGCGTGGCTGGCGAAGATCATTCCCGCCGCGGTGGTCATTCCCGTCGCCGCGACTGTGACAGAGCAATTGACAGGCACTAGCAACACTGTGTTCTCAACACCTCTTAGCGGCGCTTCGCATTGGAAAAAAGGCTCTAACATAGCCAGCGCCGCAACGATTACCATAGGTGACGGCGGGCTGCATCATGTCACGGGAACGGCGGAAATCAACGATATTGATTTCGTTGTTGCGGTTGACGGCAGGCCATCTGTCCTGATTTTCGACGGAATTCTGCTTCTCACAAATTCTGCTACGCTGCCATTGACGGGAGCCGCCAATATTACAACTAAGGCTGGCGATTTGATGTTTGTCTGGCAGGACAGCGGCGATACGGTCAAGACGCATTTTGTTAGGGCGGATGGAACGGCGATTGTGAGTCCAGGTATCGCCCTCGCCACAGAACAGGCAACAACTTCTGGCACGTCAAAAGACTTCACGGGAATTCCCGCCGGAACAAAGCGTATTACCGTCATGCTCACGGGCGTTTCGACAAACGGCACATCAAACCTACTTATTCAAATAGGTGATGCAGGTGGATTTGAGATAACTGGATATACCAGTTCTTCCGCCAATCCGGGTGTTATTTTGGGTGCTTCAACTATTGGCTTTATCGTAACGGCACAAATAGCCGCAGCCTTTGCGACCAGAGGAACTTATGTTTTTAGTATTGAAGACCCCACAAGTTTTACGTGGGTAGGGACGGGAATTACCATTGCTAATAGTATTGACCAGATGTGTCTGGCCGCAGGTTCAAAATCACTATCGGCTGAATTGACTCAAATACGATTAACAACGGTAAACGGAACGGATACTTTCGATGCTGGCTCTGTAAATATTTCATATGAACAGTAAATAACCAAATGGAGTGCAGTATGCAAATAGACATCACTTCACGCTTAGAAGAAGCAATAGCTTCTGGAAAGACATTTGATGTACAGCTTGACGAAGCCGAAGCGTCAGGTCGTCCATTTGGGACTGTCAGTGATTTTAAGTTCGGTAAGCACGTAATATACCACACGCCGGAAGAAATAGCCGACGCGCAAGCAAGAACCGCAGCAGAAGTAGTAGAGTCTAAAATCCAGACGATTGAGGAACGTGTCTCTGCACTCGAAGCAAAACTGCAATAGGAATATGCAAGTAGTGGATAAGTTCTTTCACAGTTTTTGGTTTCATATGATTGTGGCGGCAGCCATCATGCTGACTGGATGGTGGTTAGGTTTTCTATTGCAAGCGTTGATCTTCAATATGGTATTGTGGCCAGCCCGCGAAGTATGGCAGAAGCGCGCCAACATCAAATCATTCTTTGACCCACACGTGATACTTGAATGGGCAACACCGATGGTTGTAGCAATAATCGTGTACGGAGTAAAGCAATGATAGACAAATACGCAACAGGACTTGTGTTGTGGTTATGCATGACGTGCGCAGCATGGCCGCAAGATGTAAGAAATCTAGAACCTGCGCAACAAGAGCAAGGTACAACCAGCAATCCGTTTCAAATACAATCCGGCCCACTTAAACCTGTGCCGGACCCCACCGAACAGACAGCCAAAGCTATACGGGAACTCAGAGCGGAGCTAGCCGTGCTTTGGGATGAAAAGTTTGCAAATCTTGTAAAGCAGATTGACCGCATACTTAAAGTGCTTGATGAACGACCGGAGGATGTAAAACGTGAAGTGGCCACACTGAAAGACTTGATGGACGAAAAATTCAAAGGCGTCGCTGAGCAGTTTGCAGGCCGAGACAACAGCCTTGATATTGCTTTCAACGCGCAGAAGGATAAGGTGGCAGAGCAGAACGCCAGCAACAAGACTGCATCAGACAAATCAGAAAACAGCTTCAAAGATCAAATCGCCGCGCTTGAAAGTAAAATCACCGCGCAGACAAAAACAAGCGATGACAAGATTACAGATGTGAAGGATCGACAAACAGCTAATGAAACAGAAGTATCAACTCGTATTGGCGCTGTTGAGGCCAGCCTAGTAGCGCGAGTGCAGACTATTGAAAGCGAGAGCCGTGGAGCCGGTGCCGCCGTCAATTGGATTATCGCGGCGGTAACGGTTGTCGCAACTGTTATAGGTACTGTTATAGGGGTGTTTGCGGCGAGCAGGAAAGCGCCAGAACAAAAAATACAGTATATTGAAGTTCCGGTAGATGGGAATGGAAGGAAGAAAGTAACATGAGCTTAGGAACTGTTCTTTTAATCATCTTAGTAGTACTGTTGTTGGGTGGGTTTAGTGGTTGGGGCGGAGGTCCGTTTTATGGCTTGGGAAATGGCGGTGGCATTAGCATAGGCACTGTGTTGGTGGTCGTGCTTATACTTGTCTTGTTAGGTAAGCTATAATGGAGCCAAGAACATGGGAAACAAATTGTTGGCAAGTTTGATTGTGGTTGGGTTGAGTGGAGTGGTTGGCGAAGCCGCCAACGCGGCAGGTGGTAGTTGCGCTAAGTTCGACAAAATATTAACAAGTATGGCGTTGAGGTTTAGCGAAGTGCCTGTTGCAGGTGACGTTCATGCCGCGCCGCATGTGTTGTTGTTTATGTCGCCCGCTGCGACATGGACAATCTTCACAGTAAATGCCGAAGGTGTTGCTTGTGCTCAAGCAAGCGGTACGCGGTGGGAAAGTTTTAAACCTAATTTGCAGGAGTTGCATTATGAAGTACATCGTGAAGGAAGGCGATACGCTCTCAGCAATCGCTGAAGAGAAGCTTGGATTGCGTGATGGGTGGAGTGAACTGTATCGCGCGAATCGCTCGGTTATCGGGAAAGATCCAAATCTAATCCGTCCCGGCATGGAACTTGATGTACCGTTTGATCTGATTAAGTTCTTTCGGGACATTTTGAATACGAAAGTGGTTTAGTGGGAGGATAAAAGGCTATGCGGAGACAACGGGAACAAGCAGCGAACGTTACTATGGTTGATGGTTCGTTGGAAGATTGGCTAGTTCGTATTGAGGCGAAGCTAGACGATATTGTGTCGATGATCGGCGGCGCAGATAGAAGAGCAGAAAACCGATCCATTCTAACCCTAGGAGTAGCAGTTATGAATACAGCAGAAATGGCGAGGTTTGTTGCCACACAGAAAGGAATGACTGACGGTATTGCGGCGAATAGGAGTCTTATTGAACGAATGCTTGCAGAGATTCGTCGTGTAGGCGAAGCCGGTTCATCTCCAATGTCGCCGGAAATCTCGGCTGCTCTTGATGGCTTTGAGGCAAATGTGGCGGCGTTGGCTGCTGCAACGGCTGCGGGCACTCAGGCATTTCCAGCGGATATTCCAATTCCGCCCGTTGTGCCAATCGAAAGCGGTATGGTGTAAGCGAAAGCAAAAACCCAGGTTCGGCGGGAAAACCTTTAGGAAAACCTTTAGGAAAACCCACCGAACCTACTTTGAATAGGAAAAGTAAAATGATTAGTAAACCGCTAAAAGACTTGCTCGATGCAATTGGCAAACACGAAGCGCCGAAAGGCTACGGCCAAATTTACGGCGGAGCGAAGGGCGTTCCGCGAGATACTGATGTTAGTAAGATGCGGTTGAAAGATGTGCAAGCACTTCAGCGCACCATGATCGCGGCGGGTAGCCGTTCTACCGCTTCGGGGCGCTACCAGTTCATCAAAAATACGCTCACTGCCACGATGGCGGAAATGCGGTTGACTGGAGAAGAAGTTTGGGAAGCTGCCTTACAAGATGAAATGGCGTTGCATCTTATTGAGAAGCGGGGTTTAATGAAGTATCTTGCGGGTAGCCTTCCGCGTGAAGCGTTTGCTAACAATCTTGCGAAGGAATGGGCGTCGCTGCCCGTCGTAACTATACAGTGGAATGGCAAAAGAACAGTCACTCCCGGCCAGAGCTACTACGCAGGAGATGGATTGAATAAAGCACTTCACTCTGTTGCTGATGTGTTGAAATTTGTTGATGCGATTAAGAATGAAACTGCGGATGTGGTTGTGTTTCAACCACCGGAGCGTGAAATGGAAATCGAAGCAATTAAAGCTTCAATTTGGGGAGTGGAAGACGAAGAAGTACGTAGCATTCTCCATCGAATGCTGGCGTTGATTAAGTAGTTTCTCCCCACGGCGGGGTCAGCCGGAATATAGAAGGAATAGTCTTATGAATCTGAACTTTTTTAGAACTATTATGGGTGTGTTTACAGGCGGAGGTATTGGTACGGTTATCTACCTTATCGCGCAGCTTGCTGGATGTACCATCGATGATCCTGCTACGGCGGTCAATGAAATAACTTCCTGTACGGAAAGCAAAATCATTCCCGCGCAGTGGACCGCCTTTGGGACGTTTATCTTTCTCGGTCTTGGCGCGTTTGCTAAGATGTTGAAGGGCGGTACGATCAAGGAAAACCTGCTTGCACCGTCAGTTCCGATGGTGCCGGCGGCTGATAATCGTCCTGGTGTGGTAAGTGCTGCACAGGTAAATTCCGGGACGAAATAGAACTGCGAAAGGAAAAGGCGGATAGCAATGGCGATAGGTTTTTGGTTTAGTATTCTAAAGTTGTTGCTTGGTCTAGCAGCGAATGTTGCTGGCACCATCCGGACCAAGCAAGCCATGGATGCAGGTGGACAGAGGGAATTAGCTAAGATGCTGAAAGCGATTAGTGTCGAAGCTGGAATTTCTCGTACCATTGAGATCGAAACCGCCGCTATGTCGCCTGAACAGGTGTTGCGTGACTTGCAGGATAGTGGGGAGTTACGCGATTGAAACTCCGTGCTGATCTGATTTGCTTTGGCCTTTTGGTTGTGTTCTTCTGTGCCGACCAAAAGGCCACTGTTGTGTCGAGTTACTGTCAAAACGCAAAGATTATAGTGGCATCGCGGAAGGATACGAGCGAAACACTGAAAGCAATTCGTGCAGAGAATGCCAAAATACGTCGGCTCTGCCCGGTAGGTAAGCAAAAATAGGAGAAAATCATGCCAAAAAGTCCATATGGTGCAGTCCCACAAATCGCTACTTCGGGTGCGGTTGCAGCCGCAATTGCAGCGGCGACGCTCCCGGCAGTGCCGGATCAATATACTTGGCTTTCGGGCTTCGACATCGACGGCGGAGGTGCCACTGCGGCAAGTTTGGTGGTGGTGACGGTTACTGGTCTGCAAGGCGGAACGATCACCTTCACTCTTGGTGTTCCGGCGGGGGCTACGCTTCCGGTGAGCCTGGAGAAGCGTTTTCCAGATTGGCTTCGCAGCTCGGGAAAGAATATTGGGATTACGGTCTCCGCCGCGAGCTTCGGCGTAGGTAATACTCGCGCGGTTACGAATGTGTATGGGTTCGCGACTAGTGAATAGAGGAGCGCAAGACACGTGGCCGAGTATGAGATTGATCTGAATGATCTTGGTGTTGTAGGTGTAGTAGCCGATGTGCCGGGGTATTTGTTGCCGCCGGAAGGATGGACGACGGGGCACAACATTCGTTTTGAAGATGGAATTCCTATTCGGCTTGCCGGGCAGGAAAGTGTCTTTGGTACTCCGCCGGTAGCTCCGCATTTTCTTCTGCCGATTTCTGGACCGACGCAGCCGTGGTGGTTGTATACTTCGTTGACGAAAGCTTATGTCTTCGACGGGACTGTACATACGGATATTACGCGGCTAGTTGGTGGAGACTATACGACTGCGCTTACGCGAGATCTAAACGGAACGATTCTTGGTGGTATTCCTATCATCAATAACGGAAGTGACGTGCCGCAATACTGGGCGTCGTACAGTGCTGCGACGAAGATGGCGGATTTGTTGAACTGGCCGGTGGGATATAAGGCGAAAATCCTCCGCGCTTTCGGACCACAATTGGTGGCGTTCAATATAACTAAGTCAGGCGTGATCTACCCGCACAATGTGCTGTGGAGTCACACAGCCGACCCGGGAACGTTGCCGAGTTCGTGGGACATTACCGACACTACAAAGGATACAGGTGAGCAATCACTGTCGGATGTGGATTCTGGTATGATCCTCGATGCACAGATGCTGCGCGGGAATATGTATATCGGAAAGGAAAACTCGATCTGGCGGATGCGGTTTGTGGGCGGACGGTTTATTTATGCGTTCGACACTTACCTCGAAACGGCGGGATTGCTTGCACCGAGGTGTATGGGAAATATCGGTTTGCTTGGCCAGCAGGCGTTGTGGACACAAGATGATATTCTTCTGCATAATGGTTCGGGACAGCAGAGTCTTTTGACGAAAAAATGGCGGCGGACGCTCTTTGCGGATATTGATGCAACAAATTATCGGAATAGTTTTCTTTTCGATAACGCTCGCCAGCAGGAGATGTGGTTTTGTTATCCGACCTCCGGCACGGAGCATCCGAATCGTGCGTTGGTGTGGAATTATAGTGGAAGCGGAACCGCGTTTTCGACGGTTGATGTGAATTTTCGTAACATAGCTTTCGGTATACCGGAGGTGATAGATGTGCAGACCTGGGAAGATGCGAATGATACTTGGGAAGATGATGATGTGCCATGGAATAGAAATGATCGACGGAGAGGAATTGCTTGTCTGCCGACGGCGGTGGCGTTTCGTTCGATAGATCAAGGATTGTCGCGAAATGGTACGGACTATACTGCGACACTTCAACGAACCGGATTGTCGATAGCCGGGCGGAAGCGTAATGGTGAATGGATAGTCGATTTCAAATCCATGAAGACCTTCAAACGGGTTTGGTTAAAGCTGAAGGGCGGGCCGGTTCTTGTACGAGTAGGAGCTCAGATGGTAGTGGATGGACCGGTGACATGGCGAGCACCGGAGGTTTTCGATCCGAGTACGCAGATGTATGTGGATATTGAACCGATAACCGGACGTGCGATGGCTATTGAGATTTCATCGACAGCGTCGGCGGAATGGAAGCTGTTTGGGTATAGACCCGAATTGAATATTGGGGGATACTTCTAATGAGTTATTTTCCAAAAACATTTTCGGGACATACCGAACCGGGAGAAGTCAGCGCTACGCATTCTGATTTGAACCAAATCGTGCATTTTTTCGCAAACGAATTGCAAGCTGTTTCACGTGCTTTTCAAGAATCTGATGTGTTGGAGTTGAGAACGACACACAAAGCTCCGGTTCGTCCAAAGAATGGAATGATAGTAGAAGCAGATGGAACGGATTGGAACCCTGGTAGTGGTGCGGGGCTTTACGTTAGACGGTTGAATACTTGGGTCTTTCTTGGAAGTGGTGCTCCGGGACCGCCGGGTTCGTTGGGTCAACCAGGTCCGCCGGGTATGCAAGGCGAAGATGGCGAGTTTAGTCTTGGCCCGCCGGGAAATCCCGGAACTACAGGTGCGCCGGGAGGGGTGGGACCGAGCGGTTTGATGGGGCCGCCGGGTTATCAAGGCGACGAGGGTGAGGTTGGGGGATATGGACCTCCCGGTAATCCTGGCCCTGCGGGAGGCGTGGGACCGGTGGGTCCGCCGGGGCAGTTAGGTCCGCCAGGTACTTCGGGAGAGGACGGTACGGATGGTTTTGTCGGACCTCCTGGCAATCTCGGCGCGACTGGCTTGTCTGGTGCGTTGGGGCAAATGGGCCCTCCGGGGTACGATGGTGAGGAAGGAGCTGCGGGGCTTTACTATACTCCCGCAGCGGCAGCCGCGTCGGGCGGCGGAGCTCCTGCTGGTGCGGACACTCAGATACAATTCAACGATGCTAGTGTGATGGGGGCGGATGCTGACTTCACTTGGAACAAAACAAACAATACATTGACACTCAGCGGGGCGGATACTGAAATAGACATGCAGGGGGTGACGAATGAGCCAGCAGCTCCAGCGGCGGGAGTGGTGCGGCAGTATTCGAAGCTGATAGCTGGCCGTGCCACAACCCGGATTAAAGGCCCGCAGGGCAATCCCATGTCATTGCAGAATGCCTTTTGGGAGAAGTCAATATTTAGGTGGCTAACTTCGACAGTTACAGCAGGTGCGTGGCTAGGCACCGTGGGCGCGGGTGCCGGAACATTTACAGATGCACTTCCAACTATGACAAGTAGTTATACTAAAATTCGACGCGGCAGGTACGCCAATATAGTAACGACATTGAACCAAGTGCTTGGTCAGCGTAATACAGAAGCCCTATTTTTTAGAGCCGTAGGTGGTGGCTTCTTCTTCCAGACACGTTGCGGATTTGATGTGTGGACCAACGGTGGCAGGTTCTTTGCTGGGTTGGCAACAGCCACAACCGTTATATCCGCTAATCCTTCTGCGCTTGCAAACACATGTGGCTTTGGAGTGGACGCTGCCGACAACGGGCTTATTTCTTTTATAACACGGGACAATGCGGCTGGTGTAAACAAAGTGTCAACTGGTTTGACAATTGTTACAGGGAAAGGCTATGACTGCGCGTTTTGGAGTGAACCGGGGGGTACAGCTATCTATTGGCGTATTGTGGACATAAACGTAGGAACAGAAGCGAGTGGTAACTCAGCTACGGCTTTGCCTTTCGCCACAACCTTATTGACAGCTAACGTGCTTGCCAGCAACGCAGCACTTACGCCTGTTACATCTATACAGCTTGGCGTTAATAGAATTTACATTGAAGCGGATAATTAACTCAACCGAAGGAGAAGAAAATGCCTGGAACTATTAAACGAATTGGACCTCTTGCATTAACGACGGTACTGACAACTAATGTCTATAACAACGCTTCGGCGCTGTTGTATGATATCATTACGCATTTGGAGGTGGCGAATAAGACCGGCACGGCGGCAACCTTCAGTCTCTTTATTGGTGCAACAGGTGCCAATGCTGCGGGAACGGAGTGGTTTTCGGCGGTTAGCGTAGCGGCGAATTCGGTTTATCATTGGTATGGGCGGAAGAAACTTCTTTCTACCGACTTCATTGTGGGTGGTGCTGGCACGACGTTGGCGCTCGTGCTTCAGATGGAGAGCGATCAGAATGTGGTGTAGGATAAACCGGGCGGAGTTAGCAGCTAACACTGCCCGGTCTTGGTTTGTGGTATGATGGGAAAAAGGTTCCTCTATGTATATAGCTCCGGTACATCTTGAAGTGGTGCGTGAAAATCGAGAATTTTCGATTGCAATCGTGCCGCCGTTTGCTCTAGCGGGAGGGATTTGGGATTATGTGGTGGAGCTTCTCGAGAAGGACCCCGAGTTGTGGAACCACGCTCATACGACGGATTCGCTTCGACTTATGCTGGAAACCGGGCAAATTACTCTGTGGTTTGTGGTGAAGAATGGCACTATCTATATGGCGTTCTTTACTACCTTCCAAGACTATCCGGTTTGTAGAATGATGGAAGTGGTTTGGGCGAGCGGAAAAGACTTAGTTAAGTACCTTGGGATTGGGCTTCTCGGCTTGGAAGACCACGCTAAACGGAACGGTTGCGCGGGAGTGAATATCGCGGCGTATCGTGAAGGTTGGAGCAAGCCGTTGCTGCCGTTTGGGTACCGTCGGACACAAACGATTTTCACCAAAATGTTGTCGAATGAAAGGCTAAACTAATGAGTGGGTTTTTTGCTCCGAAAAAGACCAATGTAACGTCTACATCGAAGGTCAATCTTGCACCTGAACAGCAAACTCTGTTGAATGCCTCAACGCCGTTCATTCAGAAATTCGTCGACCAAGGCGGTATTACATTGCCGGAAGGTAGTTCGATTGCACCGTTTAATCCGTTCCAAACGGCGGCACAGAACATGGTTCTAGGCAATGCAGGGGCGATGAACGATGCATCCGATGCTGGGGTGAATGCGAGTAACTATGCGTTGTCGCCTGACATTCTCCGCCCTGAAAGTAATCCTGCTTTGCAAGGAGCAATCGATGCATCCACCAGACCGTTGTATCAGAATCTTACCGAGCAAATACTTCCCTCGATTAGAGGTGAAGCCAACACGACAGGTAACATTGGCAGCTCTCGGCAAGGGATTGCAGAGGGACTTGCTGCGCGTGGGACTCAGCAAGCGGCAGGCGATGTTGCTTCTAAAGTTGCCTATTCTGGATATCAAACAGGTCTAGATGCTCAGATGAGGGCATTGGGGCTTCTACCGCAGACGATTGGTACTCAGACGCAAGGTGCCCAGGCGGTCGGTGCGGTGGGAGATGCTCAGCAGCAAATGACACAAAAGCTGTTGGATGAACTAAAGGCGCAGTTTTTGCAAAAGCAAACGCTTCCGCTTGATATCGGCAAAGAGCTTCTTGGAATGGTTAGCGCCGTGCCGACGGCGGGAGCAACAAATTCATCTCAGATACCTACACCTTCGTTGTTCCAACAGTTGCTTGGTACAGCGGCGACGGGGGCGGGTATTTATGGTTCACTGACGGGAGGTTAACTCATGGCACGCGCAACAAGACCTATGACGAAAACCGAAGCTCAATCCGGAGGCGTGTTTCAGGATTGGATGAATTCGATTATGGAGATGTGGCCAGACTGGGCGGCTACCCAAGGAATCGAGCCGCCGGCGGAGGTGGTAGGTACACCCGAAGCCGTACCTGAAGCAATGATGAAGGATCAGTCTAGAATAGCTGCTACGGAAAACCCTGCGCCGTCGCCCGAGGACGTTGCCGCAACGCAGCAGCAGTATGGGGTGCAGGAAGTGCCGGAAGAAGCGTTGTTTCCGCCGGGTGTAATGGCATCATCACAAGCGGATGTGAACGCAGCTCCACCGATGGCGCCACCGCAGGCTCCGCCGATGATGGCAGCGATTGGAACTGCGTTGTCAGGTATACGTGCACCGCAAGTGCCACAGTATAACATGCCGAGTGCGCCGGGTATTCCTGGTACGAACAACGTTAATGCAACCCTGCTTCAGTTGCTTCAAGCAGCGGGATTGCAAGCGCCACAAGCCTCTACCGGGTTGAACCTTTCATCGAGGATACGTTAATGCCAGCATCAGCAAAATCGGCTGCGTACCAAGCGGCAGCTACAAAGGAGCGAACGGCGGCAAAGTCGACGACGAAAGACCAATCGCGAATCGCACCGTCGGGAACCTCGCCGGGTGGTGGTGGGCAGCCCGGCGATAGCAGAGTTACGAGTAACGCAAGTACACGTACTTCGGATGTTACGAAGAACTCAAACACCACCTCGATCAACAAAAACAGCGATACGGCGAGCTTGCAAGCACTTGCAAACAAAGCAATCCAACGAGCGACTGTCGCCGCCCCGACGCTGGCGCTTGGCGGAAAACAATTCGCTACAGATCGCTTACCTGGAATGAGCGGTACGACTGCACCGACGCCGGAGTATAATCCAGCTCGTGCAACGCAAATCGCCGAAAAGGCGCTGGATCGAATACCCGGAACGAATTCGTTGGAGCGGGTGTTTGGGAGTGTGACTGCGCCGAAGAATACAACGGTTATCACAAAGACTCCTATGGCTGCTGTAGCGGTGCCGCAGATGGCTCCGTCGACGGCGGCGTATCCGTATGATGATACCGGGCAGCCGCTGCGTCGGACAACAGAAGCCCAAGGTAGTTCGATTGCAGAACCTAGTGGGCCGTTGTTTGGAGATGATTTTAGAGCACCGCCGTCAGCGTTGGCGAGGCCGGAGGTGGGAGGAGCGTTAACTCCGCCGTCGGCTCCGTCGGCTTCGCAGCCGCTTGCTGATCTTGGAGCTTCGCTTGCTACGGGAGTGGATGCACTCAATCAACAGTTTCGCGACGGGGCGGATGCTATTGGTCGGGTTGGTGGCCCGGAGGTGGCGACAGGAATGTCACGTTTCTTGCAGAGTGTGGGTTTTGGTGGAGCGCCAGGTGCGCCGCGCGGCGGCGGCGGAAACAGCAACAGTGCAATGAAGTGGAATGAAGTTGTGCAACCCGCATCGCGGCCGGGGAATAAATCAAAACCACCTACGATAGTGCCCCCAACGGCTGGACCGCCCCCAGCAGTTGATCTATTGGCGAAGTATCTTGCTGAACAGAAGCGTATTTTAGGAGAATCTGGCAATGGGCTTATTTCCTTCTAGTATAGAACAACAAGCGCCTTCGGCAGCGAATCCTGCTGGTCCGGGCCTCGCCGAACGGTGGAGAGGATGGTTGCAGAAGCCGGAAAATGCTGCGATGTTGATGCAGAGTGGTATTGCGATGCTTCAGCCGTTACAGCTTGGACAAGGAACTCTTGGCGCGGTGGGTTCAGCAGTCGGGGAAGGTTTTCAAGCACGAGATCGTGTTGTTGCTGGTCAAGCTGACGCGGCGGCGGCGGCTTCGAAG